GGGCAGAGTATATGCGCTATACGGCGTTCGTGCGCTCCGAGGCGAAGCGCATCCTGCTAGCCTTCGCCTCCGCGGTCACGCCTGGCCTTGAGAGTGCGATGGCCGCCGAAAGCCTCGCGCTCAAAGACGAACTACGCGCATTGAGGGCGGACGCGCGGGCGATAGAGGAAGAGCGCGACGAAGTGAAGCAGGAACGGGACGAGATTCTCGGCTACCACGCCCACGCCGCCGCCGCGTACGAGACAGCGGTCGCTGAGATCAAGGCGCTCCGTGGCGAGCGGGACATTCTTCTTGATGAGGTGGTTCGTCTGACGGAAGCGCGAGATGCGGCACGGCTGGCGCACCAGTGCAGTGAGGGCGTGCTCTCGATGACAGTTCATCGGCTGGAAGGGATCGTCGAAGGCGCTCCGACTGGCCGCCACAACTTCCTGCAGCGCATCGACGCGTTGCGCGAGATTGAGAAGCAGTTCGCTGCCAGCGCATGCACACCTACGAAGTCGGCCCCCTGAGGCGCGCGGTGCGGGGGTAGGAGTAGAATCTGAGACTACCGATCAGCTGAGACAGACATCATGAGCACAGAAACGCCGAAGGTGAAACAACTCACCGCTCAGGACTTCATCCTCTGCGAGTGCGGCTGCGGGCAGTACATCCCGCCACCGCGAAGCCCAGAGGTGCAAGCGAGCTACGAGAACTACCTGAAGCTGGCCACACCCTGCTCTGATACACCTCGGAGGGAACCTACGGAGGGTGGCAATGCCTGAGCCTTCTCCCCACACGGCCCGTTCTCCCGGAGCGCAGGCCGCAGACCGCACGTATACGGCTGACGAGGTGCGCGAGCTCATGATGCGCGCGTGGCGCGAAGGCTGGGCGCGGCCGCGGCACGGCAACCTCGGCGAGTGGCGCCACGAGGATGTCGAGCGGCTGCTCGCGGAGTTCAACGATCGTGGCTGACGACCAGCCCCGCATCGAACGCGCCTCCCTGCCGCTCTCCCCCTGCTGTGATGCCACCTTTGAACAGCTCCAGCAGGATGGCCAAGCCTTCGCGTGTGCGGAGTGTGGACGGGCATACACGTTGCTGCAAATCGAACGGTTAGATATTCTCGGGATCCTGAAGAAGAGCGAGGAGCGATGAGTGACGCGGTCATGACGCAGGAGCCGGGGCTCTTCTATCCGTTCCTTCTGCGTTTTTGGGGCGGTGGCCAAGACAAGCTTGCGGCTCGCTATGGACTCGTCCAGAACGATGACGAGGCTTATGCGATGTGGTTCGAAACAGACGCAGCGCGGCGACAATTCATTGAGGCATACACGTACACGGATCCGATGGATACCGTCGTATTCGACGCCAAGGACCCATCAGGCGATGGCGACCCCTGGAAACAGACCATCGCGCGTGTCACGTTGCGCCTGCCGGATGGATCAACCAGAACCTACGATCAGAACTTCGGGTACGGCTACCCGTGGCATTCCGTCGAGTTCATGTATTACGACGGCAACTACTCCTGCGACTGCAATCGAGCCACGTTCGCTGGCATAGATGACGACATGCCGTGTGGCGATACGCTGGAACTAGTTCGGCTCGAACAGATCTAGCCAGTCGGTCTAGCTCACCCCCACCAGATTCCGTACGTAGAACGACACGTTGTGGTTATGTTCCCCGCCTGAGAACACCACATGGAAGGCGAAGTAGCGCAGCTCCATGGGATTCGATCCCAAGATGACGGTATCGGCTGGATCCAGCGTGAAGGACAGGATCCCGCCCGTGACCAGCGTCCCGTTCCCCGTATTCAGCGCATTCTCGTTCTGCAAGCCGTTCACGATCGCGCCCACCGAATCGGTCAGCGTCACCGTCAACGCAGAGACCGCGCTCGGGTCGATCGGCGTGCCGGTCTGATCCTTGAGCACGGCCCCATAGATGGCGGTGGACTTTTCCGGGATCGCATCCCCGGCAGAGAATCGGGTAATCGCTTCCATCAGATCGGCTCCAAGGTCTCGTCACGGAAGGACAGGGCTGACGTCAGGCTCTCGGAGGAGACCGTGATGGACGGCGTCAAGGTCTCAGCCGAGAACGAGAGGGCCGGCGTCAGCGTTTCGCCCGTGAAGGTGATGAAGTCATAGACGATCACCGTGAACGAGGCCGACGAATACGGCCCGAACGCACCAGGCACGAGGTAGCCGGACTGGACCGAGGCGTCGAGTAGCATCGACTACGGCTCCGTCACAATGACCAGTTCGCGCGTCCGCGCCCCCGTGGCGCTGAACCGCAGCACGATCGTGTTGCCATTCAGGTCCGCTGCGGAGAGGTCGATCAGATACCAGCCATTCGACTTCTCGGTCGGCACATTCGTCGCCGGACTGAATCCGACCCCATCAATCATCCGCTGGGCCGCCACCGTTAGCCCCGTCGCGGGAGTTTTGCCGTCCGAGTCCAACACCATCAGGAACGGGAAGGCCGTCAGCGCCGTGTTCTTCTTGATCCCAGCCCCATCCGTCAGCGTGCGCGTGCCAGCCGCCCAGACCTGCGAGGGCGCCGCCTGCACCGCCGAATACAGATCCGATTGCACCCCGCTCATGACGCCCAGGTCGCTTGAGACGTCGCTCAGTAGGGAGTAGATATCCGAGACGCCCGATTGCGCCACCAGCAGGCGGCTGGCGTTCTGCCGGACCCCACTCAGGATGTCGCTCAGGTTCGAGGCGATCTCGAGGGCCACCGCCGAGGCGATATCGCTGATGGCGCTCTGGGTCAACGTGCCGGCGGCAATGGCTGAGCGAATGTCGCTCATACTGGACGCATCCACCGGCACCCCGGCTGCCAGGGCTGAGATGACATCAGAGGTCAGCGCGGACAACTGCGAATCCGTGGCGACCCGTTTCGGCACACGCGACTGGAAGTCACTCTGCATGTCCGACAGCAGGCTGTAGACATCCGAGATGCGGCTCTGGTTCAGGAGCACCCGGCTATTCGTCTGCTGGGCGGCGGAGGCCGCATCCGACGCCATCGACGCCACCAGCACCAACTGGGAGCGGCCGGCGGGCTCGAGCGGGACCCGCGAGTTGAAGTTGCTGTTCAGGTCGGACAGCATCGAGTAGGTATCCGAGGCCTGCGATTGAATCAGCAGCACCCGCGAGTTCGCTTGCTGCGCGGCTGATAGGATGTCGCTCAGCCTCGAGGCCAAGACCTGATCCACCCGGCTGGCGATATCCGAGATGTCGGAGGTCGTGATCGTGGTCACCGCCGCGGCCACTGCACTGGCAATGTCGCTGATGTCGGACTGCGTCAGGTTGACGGTCACCGCCTGCACCGCGGATCGGATGTCACTCATCGTCGAGGCATCGAGCGCGATGCCCGCGGTGATGAGTGATCGGAGATCGCTGGCCACATCCGACAACTGACTGTTGCTGGCGACGAGCTTCGGCACGCGGCTCTGGAAGTCCGACTGCAGGTCGCTGACGTGCGAGCGGATATCGGACACGAACGACTGAATCACCAGTGCGCGAGAGTTGGTCTGCTGGGCCGCCGAGAGAATGTCCGAGATGTCCGAGGCCAAGACCGCTTGGACGCGCGAGGCGATATCCGAGATATCGGAGACGGTCAACGTCCCCGCCGAGCCAGCGGAGATCGCACTCCGTAGATCGGACATCGTCGAGGCGTTGAGCTGCACGCCCGTCGTGGTCATCAGCGACAGCAGATCAGAGAGCAGATCCGAGGCCGAGGACCGGATGTCCGAGAGGAACGATTGCGCAACTAGCAACCGCGACGAGTTCAGTCGGACACCCGAGAGGATGTCTGAGACATCAGAAGCGAGCACGGCCTGCACCCGCGACGCGATATCGGAGATGTCCGAGACCGTGAGCACACCCGCAGGGCCGGCCGTGATCGCGCTACGGAGGTCTGACAGCGAGGACGCATTGAGTTGCACGCCTGTGACGGTCACGACCGACAGCAAATCTGACAGGAGATCCGACACCGACGAGCGGACGTCGGAGAGCACACCGCTCATAACCACGAGGTATGACCGTAGATCCGAATGCAGGTCCGATAACTGCGAGTTCGTCGCGACGGCCTTGGGCACTCTCGACTGGAAGTCGGACATCAGATCCGACAGCATCGAGTACGTGTCAGAGATTCGACTTTGATTGAGCAGGACGCGCGAATTGGCCTGCTGCGCAGCCGACGCGGCATCCGAGGCCATGGACTGGATGACCGTCAGCGCCGACATGATGTCGCTGTCGTCGTTGTCCACGCACGACCACTGCATGATCTGTTCAGCGCATCCTGTCACACCAGCAAAGCGCGCCTGCATCACGTCGAAGTTATTCTCCGTCGTCTTGAGCGTGACCCGGAACACCCCCGATCGGACAAGGCTAGCCAGCTTTGAGATCGCCCCGCTCGTCATCGCCGCGGACGTGCCGGTATTCATGCCGTAGAACTTGCGGGTGCCGGCATTGAACTGGCTCGCCGTCACGGCCGACTTGATCGACACGAAGTCTGTCGAATCGACCATCGGTACGAACAGTTGGTGCAACGCGCCTTTCTTCGGGGCGGCCATGCTAGCCTCCAGTCACGACGATCAAGCCCTCAGCGAACAAAGGCCGGCCGTTATACCAGGCGAACGTTTCGATCGTGTAGCCGGCTCTCGCCAGCAGCACACTCAGAGTCTTCCACGAATACCACGCGACATGATCTTTGTTCACGCACTCGACCCCGCGCGCCAGTTGCGCCCGCCCCGCTTCTGCGAACGCGTTCGGCACGGTGATGATCACCGGCACGCCTTTATAGCGAGTTCGTAATCTGCGCAGAAACTGGCCCGGGTTGCTCAGGTGTTCGATCACCTCGCCGCAGACGATCAGATCAACGTCCGCGTAGAACGGCAGGTGCAGATCCTGATTGTCCAGATCGATGCCGGTCACACCATCGCCATCTTCACGATCCCAGCCATAGGTCTTCGCCGCCACGGCCACGATCCGATCATGCATCGGGCCGGACGCCCCGACATCGAGCACCGTGTGGCCCTTGCAGCGTTCCAAGATGAACGCCGAGCGATCAACCACCTCGGCGACCGGGACAGCATGCAGCATCTTCTTGGCGTACGCCTCTGAGACTGGCGTAGCCTGTCCGAGTTGGCTGCGGAGATCGTCGATCGTGGCGTAGATCACAGATACCTCTGGTAGATGGCCGTCGCCTGTCTCACCGTCTCCTGAACATCGTGCTTGCGCTCGGCCCATGCGCGGAAGTCGAACTGCCCCTTGGCCTCGTGCGCCTTGATGATCGCATCCGCCATTGATTCGGGCGTGAAGTCGCATCGAAACGGGTACTCCTCATCTCGGTAGCCAGCGCCGATGAACGCCTTGCCGGCTCCGAAGGCTTCGATGCCTCTCGCAAAAAGAGGAAATAGCCCAGACACGACGATGTCAGCCCTGGAATACAGCAAGTTCACGTCTTCGTCTTTGACCGGTCCCATCAATGATCGCACGAACGTATGCCATTTCGCGTGCGCAATCAGCGCGCTGAACGTCTCGTACATCCGCTTATCTTCCACATTGAACAGGTGCATCCGCGCGTTCGGCAGCACCTGCGACACGCGCTCCATCGCCAGCAATGGAATCAGCGGATTGCGTTGCCCTCGCCAGTGCTCGCAGTAGAGCACCGCCGGATCGCCAGAGAGCCGAGACGCCGGATTCTTCGGATCATGCGCAGGCACGTCCAGAGGCGTGAACCTTTGTAGGTCGATGCCCTTCGGCACAACGTATGTGCGCTTGATAGCGTTCCATGCCGACCACTCCTCTTTGCGCATGGCGATGAACGCTTCGCAGATCGGCGCTAGGTCGATGATCGCCTTCATCGAGACGCCATTGCCCACGCTCGACAATGGCTCGCCGTGGCAAAAAAGCAGCTTGGGAATTCTGTCGTGATAGGTCCGCTGACTGATCTGGCTATGTATCAGATGAACATCAGGACGATCAATCCAACCATACAGCACTGTCTCGTCTGGTTGCCTGATCTCGACGCCATGTCCCTGCTGTTCTTCGGCCTTCACGAGTTCCAACGTCGTAAATGCTAAACCCGATTTTTCACGCTTAAGCCAGTGCCGTAGCTTCACGCAGCCAGTCCCTTCCGAATCCCCAAGTTCGTCCCCAAGCGAATCCGATGAATGTTCTTCGTGACCTTGCCACCGCCCGTCTCTGGCTGGAAACTCGCCATCACATGCACGATCGCCAATCCGAACGGATTCGTGCCGCTGCCGTAGTTCGAAATCAACGATCGGCTCCCGGCCGGCGTGACCGCCGCATTCGTGTCGAGCAGTGCCCACCCACCGTCGGCGCCATCAAAGGTGCGCCGCGTCGTGCTCGCACCCGCTGTTGGTGCCGAGCCACCGTCATATCCGCCATGCAGCAACACCACCCAGCAGTTGTCGGCCACCGTCGTCAACGAAGTCGTGAGCGAGGTATCGGATGTGCTGCTGAAGTTCGTCGTCGTGTTGTCCGGTTGCGCGCTCTGCTTGACCCCGGTATAGCTTACTGCACCGCCCTGGATCAGATGCGATGAACTGCACGTGATGACGACGTTGTGCGCCCCTGTCGCCGGCCCCAGGATGTAATAGATGTACGAGATTCGGTCGCCGCCCGTGGTGCTCGTGATCTTCTGCGCCAGTGTCAGCGCCACACTGGCGTAGGTGACGGAGGACACGTCGTCGGCTCCGCCGAAGTTGTCTCCGGAGAAGCCGACGACCAGCAGCCCATTACTGCCGGTGCACGTGTGCGAGAAGGTCAGACTCGTCCCGGGATTAACCTTCCCGCCGTCGGTGGCCGCATCGAACGCAATCGCCATCGATTAGCCGCCCAGAATCTGGATCTCCGCTGGCACATCCACCGGAGAGACCGGGATCGGGGTCACGTCGTCGAAGCTCGAGTTGTTGATGATGATCTTCACGTGACTGACGTACCCGCCGACCCCGTTGGAGACATTCCCCGCCCACACCGATGCGCGCGTGGTGCCTGTGGGTAAGATCCCGCGGTTCACCAAGGCCGTCAGGAAGTCATCCGTCAGAATGTCGAGAATCTGCTGCTGCGCCATGTGTTACGCGTTCCCTGTCGTGCTATCCGAATCTCCAGATCCGACCGTTGAACGATCGGCGAGGCCCCCTCACAGTCAGTAACACACTGACCGTCCGCCTCCCTCAAGGTCCTGAGCGGACCTCGCCGAATCTTTGCGCTGTCCTACACCGTGGGCGCCGGCGGCACCGACGGCACCGGATTGCTGCTGTCCACCGCGATGCCGTTCAGCGCCGTCCCGATGGCGTCGAGTCCGGTCGAGACCGTATCCAGCTTGGTCGTCTCGGCATCGAGCGTGGCCTTGACGGACGCCACGTCGGCCGGCGACATGGAGGTGTTGATCTTGTCGATGAGCGCCGCGACGCGCGTCGAAACGCCGTCCACCGCCGTGCTCAGAGTAGCGACATGACCACCGAGGGTCGTCGTAGCCGTATCGACCGCATCGAGCGCGGCTTGGAAGTCCGGATTGATAGACATGGTTAAATCCTTTTACGTGGTCGGTGGGTCCGGCGAGACCCGATCGAGTGTGTCCGCCGCTTCGCCGAGCGTGGTGCCCGCCTCCGTGATTCGCTGCGCATCCTTGGTGAGTGCGGCGATCACGGCAGGAGACGCGCTGGCATCGCCGCGGATCAACGCGACGAATGCCGTGAATTCTTCGATACTCGTGATGACAAGATGGAAGCCCTGTCGATCGTGGCCGTTCATGGATTCAGGCTCCTGGTGATGTGGAGGGATCCGGGGCGCCCCACTTGTTGGCGATCGCCTGCGCGTGGGCGATCAGCTTGTCCGAATCCTCGCCCAGCTTCGCGATCCAGTAGGCGTCCGTCAGTTCCGCCGGCACAGGCGTGTTCGGATGATCGGCGACCCACTTATCCCGCGCCGACTTGAAGACCGCGAACAGGGTCAGGGCGCCCTGCAAGATGCCGGCGAGTTGATTCTCGCCCGTGATGATGCTGCCGAGCGTGCCAGTTACAGACATACGAGTGCCGTCCTTTCCAGATCGATGAGGTTATGCGCCGACGGCGGCGGGGGCAGGATGGCCAAAATGGTCAGCAGCGTATCGAAGATCGGCTGCAGGACGCCCCGCACGGTCGTCTTGATCTTCTCGTCCGTGATTTCATTGATCGCCGCATCGAGGGTGGACCGGATGCCGCTGACCGCACCCTGCACGCTCTTCCAGTTGTCCGCCGTCTGGCTCTTGCTATAGGCATCCAGCGCCGCCGAGAGGCCCTTCCCGCCGTGGCCGACCTTTTCCAGTGCCTTGGCCACGTTGCGCGTCACATCCTTCGGGACGATCGTCGGTGTCAAGCCATCGAGCACGCCCAGGGCGGTATCGGATGTCGTGATGACTTGATCGGCCCCTTTGGCGATCTGGCCCGGGGGCGTGAGCGTTGGCGTCGGATTGCTGGCGCATCCAGCCATGCCGAGCACGCAGACGCAGAGTAGAACTCGAATCGTTCGCATAAAGGTTCTCCTACTTGGTATCCGGTGGTGTCGGCATAGCCGCCTGCCCCTTGACGTGCTCGCCGGTGTCGGCATCGACACGGGTGACGACGCGATTGTTGGGCGTGACGGCGCCCCGATTAAACATGGCCAGAAAGGCACTGAGTGCCATCATGGCGCCGGCCATCTGCTGATCGCTCCAATGGATCACACCAAAGAGGACGAGGGCCAACGCAATCTGGCGCACCGCCTCAAGCAGCGACGTCGGATTACTCGTCACAGTGTCCGTGATCCAATCCCAAAACTTCTGCATGCTGTCCCTTCTGTCCTATCGTCCTTCGTACGTCTGCATGACCGGCTTCGGTCCGACGCCACCGATCGCCGCGTGATTGGTGCGCGAGAAGTAGAACCCGACGACCGTCCCGAACGCCACCGCCATGATGGTCGGAATCTGCTCACCGGACACCGTCATAAACGCCTTCACCATCGTGGCACCCACTACTAGTAGGGCAATGACTGATTGCGTGTACTCCCAGATCAGGTTGACCTTCCGCTGGCCGGCCGTGACGAGGTCTTCCTGAGCTGTCGTCTTCGGCGGTAGGGGCTGTTCAGCGACAGCTAGCGGCGTAGTCATGTCATCGCCTCAGAATGAGCGGCCCACCACCGTAGAGCCCCAGCGCCTGCACCAAAATGAGGATCAGAATGATGATGAAGATCACCTGCACGATGATCGGGAAGGGCGGGGGCAGCGGCAGTTGCAGCACGGCCCAGTAGATCAGCCCCAAGATCAGGATAGTCACCAAAAGTCCAATTAATCCCACCGTAATCTCCTTTGCGATGCTCTCTCACCAAAGACTACATATCAGTGTTATAGTCTAAGCATGAGACAGCTCATTGACCTCACTGGGCAACGATTTGGACGGCTTACAGTTGTCGAACGAGCGACCACTGGCCGCCCACATAGAGCGTACTGGACGTGCCGATGCGATTGTGGTGCTACTCGCGTGGTGCATTCGCAACCATTGAGAGACGGACGCACCAAGAGTTGCGGGTGCCTTCAGCGCGATGTCTTGCGAAAGAGATTGCTTACTCACGGCAAGAGTCGCACGTCCGAACATCAGATCTGGGGCAGCATGAAATCCAGGTGCCACAACCCCAGGGACCACGCGTTTCGCTATTACGGCGAGCGAGGAATAACAGTCTGCCAGCGTTGGCGCGATTCGTTTGAGGCATTCCTGTCCGACATGGGCACTCGTCCCTCGAAGCTCCATTCGATCGAACGTCGCGACAATAATGGACCGTACTCTCCTGAGAATTGTCGCTGGGCGACTCGCTCTGAACAGATGAGCAATATCAGGACGAATCGACTCGTGACAGTTAACGGTCAAACGTTTCCGTTTTCCGAATGGCGCAGGCGTTCTGGCCGATCGAGTCTCCAGTACCGTCTGGACACCGGATGGTCCCCGGAAAGAGCGGTAGCAACAGAACCAAAACCAATTCGCAAGCTGACCATAGATCAGGTTAGAGACATTCGAGAGCGATGTTCCAAGGGCCAAACACAGACGTCGGTTGCTCGTATCTATGGCGTGGATCCATCTGCGATCAGCAATGTCGTTCGCCGCAGGAATTGGGCTCACGTTGACTAAAGACATCGCGGTCTCCTCTCAGTGAACGATTTCCAACACGCGGCAACCAGGTAGCCCGTAGCTCTCCCCGGTCAGCCGCCAACCCGCACCGATACTCACGATGCCGGGATCGTCCCCGCCGACAATCACCACGCCGCCGTTCGATCCGTTGATGCCGGCGTACGCCCGCACGGCTCGCCCCTCGTCGAAGTTCTGCACAGGTGACGAGGCCCATCCTCCGTGCCCGTTGCTGTTCTGATAGCTGCTTCGCTGGCCGTGCAGGTAGCCGTCCATCGCCTGGAAGCCTCGGACGAAGGCATCCGCGCTCGCATCCTGTGTTGGGCCGACCGGATAGCTGATGTGCAGGCCATCTTCGAAGTGATAGATCGCGCCCACCTCGAACAGCCGCGACAAGGCCCCGAGACAGAGGAATGCGGCTGGATCGTTGAGCCGTTGCCCGGGCGTTCCAGGTTCCGCTGCGCCGATCGGCTCATTGTTGACGACGGCCTTCCCGGTTGCGTCGGAGACAGCCTGCATCTCGCGCACGCGGCGGACTTGGTTCCACATGTCCCGTCCGCGATCAAGATGGACGGTCACGTAGTCGCCACCGCCGAACATGGTCGATTCGTCGTCTTGAGCGGCCCCGTAGGCAATCAGGCCGGTATAGCCGGCACGGCGCGCGAGGTCTCGCAACTCAGCGAGGAAGTTGGTGTCCGTCAGCGCCGGATTCTGGGTCTGGTGATACAACTCGTTGCCCAGCTCGAGCCCGAATACTTCCGGCCGTCCCGCGCAGATGGCCGCCACCATTTCGACATGCTGACGGATCTCGTCCTTCGACATGTTCGCGGTGTCGGTGCAGGCGGTCACCTCGCATCGCAACCCTCGCGCCTTGCCCATGTCGAGCACACCCGGCAGCGCCGCACGCGCCTGTGCTGCTGTCGCGCCATCGAAGGTCAGGTTGCCAGCGAACACGCGGAAGCCGTTGAAGCCTTTCTTGCGTCCCCAGTTGAGGAATGCTTCGCTCGGCTTGTTGGCACCAAGGATCGACAGCGCCGAGAAGAACAACGGCCGGAACACCCCGCCGTCGTCCACGAACAGCTTGCCATCGCGACGCACGAAGCCCTTGATCGCAGGACCCGACACGATCGGCGCGCTACCACCGCGGCCGGCGAGTAGCAGGAACAGGTCCGCAGCCTTCACTACTGGCCTCCGATGATCACGGGCCAGACGTTCCCGCCAGGCGTGAAGATCAGCAAGTTGCCATCGCGCTCGCCGACCTCGTACTCCCCCGTCGTCCCGGCCGCGCGCGTCTGGTAGTCGCCATTCGGCTGCACCGACAGCACCGAGCCGTCCGCCGTGCTGACCGTATAGCGGTTGCCGTCTACCTGATTCAGCGATCCGGGCAGGAACCCGGTGATGTCCTTGCCGATCGGCCGATTCGAATACACCATCTGTCTGCTCTCCCACCGCAAAACAAAAGACCGCTGGGCTCACGCCTCAAAAGGCGCAATTCCACAGCGGTCCTGTCTGTGCGGTCCTTGTATGTATCCCCCGGGCTGGACCTCAGCCCTTCGTCGATCGGTTCATGAGGCCGATCCAGGGGGAACCTTGCTATTAAACGATCCGGGCGTTTCCTTTAACTGGACGTGTCCGGATTAAAGATCGCTTCACTCGACGACCTCGCCGTCTCCATCGTGACGCCGCGGCTTAGCCGCTTTGGGCCTACCAGGAGCTACGGTTACCGGTCCCTCACTGTCCATCCAGCCGACGGCGTCGGAGGCGCTTCCGAACGTTGCTGAGAACTCCGACTTCTTCCACTCAGGTAATTGATCGCCCTTGTCAGCAATCTCACGCGCCAACCTGTACAGAGCCTCGTATTCTTTGCGAGCATCAACCCCACGATCGAAGTCATGCAGGAGCGTCCGCAACGCATGCTGTGGGCATATATTGACGTGCGTCTCTGGCGGCCCATCTGACGAACACCACAGACAGCCGATGCGGTCGCACTGAGCGATCAGCTTTCTGGCCGTCTCGATGGCGAATTGTGCTTGGTCGGTCATGGCTGCACCGCCACGGGTCGCTTGTTGCCGCTCCGATCCTCGCCCTTCGCGTTCTTCAGCGAGACGTATAGCGATCCGTTCACGATCTCCACCTTGCCCCGAACGTCATTGAAGCGGTCGTGAAACTCCACCGCCCAGGGCTGGCCCGGCCGGATAGCGGTCCCATAGCTGTCGATCGTCACGCCCGGTGCATTCATCTCGTCTTCTCCCGCGATCGGCCCGTAGGGCTGCGGCCTCGGCGCTACGACAAAGGCTTCCGTCCCAGTGAATGGCACCGGCTGTGTGTGCTGGACCATGGCGCCCTTGTGCCACATCTCCCAGCGGATCTCTCGCATGTTGCGATCATAGTACGAATACTCGATATCGTTGTCGTCAACGGACGCGTCGTAGGTGTGTCGGTAGACGACCTCCACGCCCTTGAAGACAGCACGGCCGACCTCAAAGGCCATACTGACGCGTTTCGGATCGCCGGTCGCCTTCCCCGCGATCGCGTGATGGCGCCAGCGAAACTCGCAGTCGTAGGTGACCGACCAGCCCGACGTTCCGACAAGCGGAAACCAGAGTCTCGCCTTGTCGAAATACATCCAGTCGTTCAGCCCGTTGATCTTCTGGCCTGTTGAGGAGTCCGCCAGCAGACCGACGTTGTTGGTTACCGGATCAAGGTCGAGCCATGCCCCGACATCGCCCTGCGGATCGTTCTCGACCGGATCGCCCTTGCGGAACCAAAAGACGTTGCCCTGTCGTGCGGTGGCGGTTGCCTGCCACGATGCACGGATGTCGAATGGAGTCCAGACCGGACCGGACTTCCAGGGAATGTCCGGCAGCGTCGCCGGCACGGCTGGATCAGGCACCGGGATGCGCGCGGTGTCAATCGGGACGACATGCACCTGAAGTGGCGTTGAACGCCCCAAGTTCGCGCTGCCAGCCACGACGTAGGCCCCATGCGTGTCCCATTCAGCGACGCAGATGGTATCCGCTGGAAACGCCGTCAGGACAATGCATTCCGCCTCGGAACGCCACTTCCCATTAGTGCCAAATGTCAACCGCCGCCCCAGCACCATCGGTTCGTCGATTCGGTTGTTCGTGGACGACCACGCCCAGACTTCCCCGTCAACCGTGTGGACGAGTCTCGCGACGCCTTCCTTGCCCCAGGGCGCCACCGAAATGTCGTGGATCATGCCATCGGGCGTGATCATCTTGGCGGGTCCGTAGTAGCCGTACGTGATCCAGCCATGCGTCGAGATCTGGAATTCGTTTGCCTCGGTAGGCTTGGGTGCGCTCCAGTCAAGGACGCCGTTCAGATAGACCTCGAAGGTCACGTTGTCGCGGACCGTCAGCAGGAACTGACCGGCCATGCGGACCGATGTGACGCCTGTCGTAAGCAGCCGATTATCGAATGCAACCCGACGCGCAGCCGTGAACGCGCTCGCCCAGTGACTTCCGCTTGCCTCAAATTCATTCGCTGCGACGAAGAACGGATCGTCACCCGTGGGCGGGATGTTGGCGTCGAAGGCACGGAGATCAGCCACGAAGCGCTGAGCCGTGACCGCGCTGACTGGCCTGATCCACGTCACGTGATCGTCGTCGATGAACCGCAGCGAACGTCCCGATCCGATCGGCCAGATGGCGGCCGGATTCGGCACATGGACAACCTGCAGAGACGTATTCCCGAAAGCCACTTTCTGGCCATCCGGGCTGATCGCCTGCACGTTGCCTTCCGGCTCGAAGGTGTAGACCAGCGTGCTCACAGTGCTTCTCGAATCACAATGCCATTCAACTTGAACGCCTCGATCGCCGCTTCGCTCTGGCTGTCGGCCTGGATCAACCACACTCGCCCCGAGGCCGGAATAGCGATCCAGAAGAACCTCACCGCGTCACCTGAAAGGACCGCGATGCAGCCGTCCGATCCATGCAGCCCTCGATCGTCTCGATCTCCGCCATCCAGACGTCGGCGCCGAGCTTCGTCGGCTGCACCAACACCCCCGGCAGGAATTGCAATCCCGTCCCGGTTAGCGTCCACGGACTCGCCGGCGGCGGGACGCTCTTCTGATACACGCTCACCCGCTTGATCGCCGTGCCCGGTATTGCCAGAAACGGTGGCGTCACCCGGACCAGGATCGTGACTTGGTCGCCCTGATGCACAAACCGCGGCCATGGCTCGAGGATCGTGATCCGCGGCTGATGCTCCGGTCCTAGGGCGTCGCCACTGGGCCCACGGCAGCCGGTCGCGGCGCCTGGCGGCTGGGCTGCCCAAAAGGGTTGCCGGCTGGGTACCTCGCAAACAACCCAGCATCCTCACCATTCACCGTCAGCACCGAAATGTATTCCTGCCCGATGGGCGTCGCGAAGAGCGTCGGGAGCGACGACTTGTTGACGATGATGATCTTGTTGGGCCCGGCATAACTGGGCTTACCCAGACTCTGCGACTGCACGGGTGCGCACGTCGCCGCATCGCTGCCCTTGACGCAGTATCCGATGGTGTAGCCGCTGACGACCGGCGTGCCGAGATCCAGCGCGTCATGATCGGGACTCGCGACGAAACAGAGCTGCGTCGGCGAGACAACGGTGCCGCTTGGCGCCGTTGGGCAGGTCTGCGCCTGCGCGGTCGCCGCGATCCCCAGAACACTCAACAGACAAACCAATCGCTTCACGGGTTGATCTCCTTCACTGCGTGACGACCGGCGGAACGGTCGCGGGCCTCGGCGCCGGCATGGTGGATGTGGAATGACCGATCTTCCACACATAGACTTGGCCGCAGGTGCTGTAATTCGGCCCGCCCGTGCAGTCGGTGAAGCTCACGGTCGTCAAGAACTGCTGATGGGCGGGATCGGCGCCCGACCAGGACGGTCCGGTGTAGGAGTTGCCCCCACCGCCATTCTGTGCGACGCCGCGCCCAGTCGCCGGACCGCCAAACGCCGGCATTAAGGCGGTCGCATCCACGTCGGCGTAATACGTCGGAAGATCGGGCGTCGCGTAGGTGCCGTTGAGCACCTTCGTGTATTCGTTGGGATCGATGATCTGCAACCGAAACGTCGCGCGTGGGAAAAACCCGCCGGTGGCGCCGTGGCCATAGAAGGGGCCGAACCACCATTGCATCCCAGGCACCGGCACATGGTTCCCCGTGCTGAAATCCAGGCCGCCGACCGCATACGTATAGGTCGTCGTGCCTGACGTGGGCGTGCTGACCCCCGTGATCGTCATCCACGTCCAGTCGCGGGCGTTCGCTGTATCACATCCCGCCACCGACGGGGCGCACGTTTGCGCCCACATCACGTCATCGACGTGCGGCACGGCGCCGTCATGCGTATCCACGGCACTCGTCGTCGAGAAGCTCCCTATGCCGGTGGCGGCGTTGTAGGACGGAGCCGGTGTGGCCGCGATCGTCCCAGTCGCCCAGCCCGACACGATGCGATAGGGCACCACGACGCCACGGACCACGCCATCGTCATACCAGTCCATGCCCCAGGACGTGCCGCTACCCCAGAACCAGCCATGCCCTTGGTACGGATCCCACCAGTACGGAGAAAACGTCTGGCTGTAACCCGTATAGGCGAGTTTCGCTGGAAAGGGATGCGTGGGTGGATTCGCGCTGGTGGCGCATCCCAGCGACCCACCGCCGCACGTTGGGCCGAGCGCGTTCGCGGCAAACCGCGCCAGCACGGTGCCAGCCGGCGTGGGAAACGGCGTGGTCGTGCCGTTCGTACAAGTATTACCGGAGGGGACCGGCACGAGTTGCAGCGACGGACCGTTGCTCGTGATTTCCACCGTGCCTGTCGCGCCCCCGAGCCCCAGCAGCCAATAACCCTTGGCACTCGCCGGCAAGCGCGCCTGATTCGCGGTGACCCACGACGCGGGCGGAATCAAGAGGCCGCCGCCCGTGATCTGCTGATACGTGGGCGGGTTCGCCGCCCAACACCCCGTCAGGGCCAGCGTGTGGGCCGTGCTGTTCAACGTCGCCGCCCCGATCCCGTTCTTCCCCCACGTATCAAAGCCGTTGTAGATGGGAAACCACGTTTCGACGAGGAGGCCGTTCGCGTCGTCCCATTTGAGGCCACCGGGTTTGACTGCCCAGCAATCCCCAGGCAAGAAATCCGTATAATTTCCGGTCGCGCACCCACTGGTGCTGGCAATCGGGAAGGCGCCCCAATCGGATCCCGTCGCGCTCCCGTCAGGGCCTCCCCAGCCCCAAGCGGCGGCCTGCGAAAACGGCGTCGTGTTGACCGATGCTGTGCAGGCCGCGAGCGTGGCCGGTTCCACGGATTCGAGGACATGCCCACTCCCCGCGAGCACGTAATAGTGCCGACGCGTATCGCCTGGCACATAGCGATAGGTCATGGCGGTCATGCCGCGGGAAAAATCCGCGACGGAGCCTTGCGGGACGGCGATGCGAAACGTGCCGACACAGGTGATCTTGCTGGGATCAATGAGGCCTGCCGGCGTCTGCGCCTGCGCGCTGGCCGCGAGCCCCAACACCAGCACCATGATCACTCGCTGTCTCATCTCATCCTCTCACTTCCCTACCTCGTGCCGTCTCCGATACACCAAGCGTTCGGCCCCAGCGCCTCTCCTAAACGGCCGTCCTTCCACATCCCCGTTCACGTAGAGCTGTTGCGCGTATTGTGTTCGTGGCCCGATCAAGGATGGACTGTCATGCCCGCCATCCCAGTAGATCACGAGTTCTTCGCCGTCGGGGCCGTGAACGACATCACCACGCGCCATCGCGATCATCCAATCAGTTCGATGTGTGGAAAATCGCGTATCGCTTGAAAGCGACCTCCCCAGGTTAGTCCCAGAGCCTCCGCACACGCGCCATACGTCGCCCATGGCATCTTGTCGTCCCACGTCGGACGCCCGTTCGCATCCACAAATGCGAGATCAACAGCGTGACCCAAGCCGTCTTCGTGCGGCTGGTGATTCGACTTCTTCGCATAGCCGTCCGCATTCGTCACGATCTTTCCGGGCTTCGTCCGACCTTGCTCGTAGAGCGCATGCTGTTCCTCAGCGGTTCTCACACCGTCGGTGACCACCATTGGATGACCCAGGGCGTTCATCGCCATCAAGATGCGATGCACCTTATCGATCAGTTCCGGATGGACGCCTTCGAGCTTGTTCATCTATAGGTCGCCAGTCGATGCACGCATGGCACGGATGATGATCGCCATGCCTAGCAGGAGTCCCACAATCTTGGCCGCAGGACTCTGTGGATCGTTCCACAGCCAATACGCCGTGAACACAAACGGAATGCACCGAAGCGCCATGATGATTGCCTGATCAGCCTTCGACATGCTCAGTGCTCCCGCCCACGTTCGTGAATTTTGAACCGAAACCGTCGCGGCTTCATATTGATGACGACGTGCATGAACGAGAAGATGGTGATGGGCTTAATGATATAGCCTGCGGCCCCCAACATCCGCGCCGTATCTTCAGATTCTTTATCTTCAGCGCGTGATAGCACCACGAGCTGCGTCCGATCGAGATGCTTGTGATGCTCGCGAATCTCTTTGATCAACTCGAATCCTGACATGCCCGGTAAGACGAGATCGATCAGAATCAGCCCCGGCCGCTCGAGTTGCCCGGTATGGAGACGCACCAACAGTTCTTCCCCTCGCGAGAGGTAGGTGAACGAGTTGTCCACCATGTCTTCGATCTGCGTCTGAATCATCCGCCGATCGACCGGGTCATCATCCACGACCACAATAGGGACAGGCTGCATCGTCGTGTCACTCACTATCCGAGTCTTCGAAGACTTTGGAACGCCCGACAATGCGGACCAGATCTCGGACACGTCCACTGATGTCTCGTTCAAATCTGTCCTGTTGCTGGACGATATTCCCCAACTTGACATTGATAACCTCAACGTCCGACTTCCGCTCGGCGTGTGCTTCCTTGACCTTGCCTTCGAGCCGCACTAGCCAGACAACCGTGGCGATCCCGGCCAGCAGCAGCGTAATGGCTTCCCCGGCCCCGATCTGGATCGACATGTCTCATGCCCCTTAGCCTCGCATGTCCCCCACGCCCTGCTCGCGTGGGTCCGTGTGCTGTGGTCTGCCCTATGGCTTGATCGCCGACTCCGCCGACGGCTTCTTCATCTCTGCGGCCTTCTTTTCGATCGCTTCGAGTTCGGCAACACGCGCCTTCAAGATCTGCAGATCCAACATATTCGCCTCACAGGAGGCGGCACGGCGCATCAATTCACCGATGGTTGCCTGTTTGGTGAGTTCGGACCTCTGCTGCGCAACCTGTTCCGGCGTGGGCATCATTGGCGCTGTTGGTGCTTGCGCTCTCACGGTGAAGCCGCTGATCAGCAATGCCGATCCGATTATGATTAGTCGATATACTGACATCCTTAGGGCGCTCCACACGCCAAGCTGATCACAATGCCTTGTCTGATATTGATGGTCTTGATGGCTTGGCCGGTGGGACACGTCACCGAGCCGCCACTATCGCCTGCCGCAGTGCCATTAATGGTTACCGTGCCGGTCCCGATATTAAGCGCATCGAAAAATGCATTGGACCATCTGGCGCCAGAGCGTCCCAGCGCCACGCTCGCCGTAGGCATAATCGGCACGTCCACCTGCACCTCTGCAGAATTCCCCGATACGCCGACGCCACTTCCCGTATAGAGACCGAGATGACCCGTAATTGCGGCGCCGCCAGACGATCGCCCTGATGCCTCGAATACGATGTAAGCATCCTTCGACGACCCTGAGGCGTAGTCGTTCACGATCCTAGATTGACGTATCGTGCCGCCTGATCCTTCTGTTGAATACCCGATCGTGTCGCTACCACCCGTACTAAAGTTATACGCCTTTGAGGCCGTAAAACCTCCAGGCAGCGTTGAGATATCAATACGCAATCCATTGTCATCGATCGTGACTGCGCCCTCCGAGATGGAGAGGTGGCCGTCAGAGGCATAAGCACGAAACTTCTGCGTAGCGCCGTTCATAATGCGGAAGCCATTCACGTCGTCCTGAGCGATCCAGACCTTCGTCGAATCGCCAGAGACCAGACCGAATGTGCTGGATCCGTAACCATAGACACCTTGCAGTTGGCCCAAGCACCAGCGCGGCGCCCAATCGTTGTACGTGCTCGACAAGCGGACGTTCCCACAGAGCGTCGGACCAATCTCGGTGCCAGCCTTCACGCCACGCGTGCTGTAGGCGTCGATGAATCCGTTGCCTGTCTGCCCCGTATTCGCCACCGCGGTCCCAGCCACCCAGGCGTTGCCGCCACTGCCATCGAGATTGCGTGTCACGGTGTAGCTGGCCGCCGTCTGCGACCAGGGTGTCATGGTCGAGCCGACTTCGACCTGCATCGCATCGATATTGTGCGTCACTGACCCAGTGGGCATCTGCGTCACGCCCGCACGACTTCCCCCGCTACTGTGGGTACAGGTTCCATGTAAACGGTACCAGTGGCCCGTGCTCGTGGCCCCCAGATCATCCGCGACCGTCGAGGACGCGAGATCAACCGAGCTGCAATAGATTTGATACGACGACCCGGTCGGCACGATCGGCCCATCGTCGCTACGGCGCATCACGAGTTGAATCGTATAGGTCGTCGCGTTGGCCATCCATGTGGTGCCATCGAAATATTCGAAATTCAAGACGGTATTCGGGAGGCTGATCGATGCGTCGCCTTGCCACCGATGATCGCGATCGAGTGACGCGGTGCCGACGTTCAAGCCCCACGATGTCGTCGTGTCCGCTGTCGCGCAGGATCCGGATTGCGGACACAGGTTGATCAGGGTCGCGCCGCTCCCAACCGCCATGAATTCGACACGGCCCTCGCCCTCCATGTAGACGCGATCCCCATTGGCCAGATTGTTGTCATTGACCGTGATCGTGGTCTGCGTGCTCGTGATATCAGCCCTGAGCTGCGTCGTCAGCAGGATCAAGAGACGTCCGCCCATCGTGGCCATGATGTTCTGACGCACCAGCGTTTCGACATTCAGTTCAGCCGCATACACGGACAGGAACTTCCGCAACGGCGAGCCGAGATTGATGTCGTACGGCAGGTTCGGCAAGATCGCCTTGGCTTTCGGATCGACCAACAGATAATCGTACAACTGGAATGGCACCGTATCGGCACTACCACTGCTGTTGGTCCGATAAAACCGCATGACGCCGCTGGCATTGTCGATCGTCCACTGCGAACTGCTCGCATCTTCCCATGTGACGCGTGGCGTGCCGGCGTTCTGATGAATACGGACGTTGTCGAAGCCGAGCGCCGGATCTGCGCCTGTACTCGTCGCCACCGTGAACGGACCATACAGCCAGTTTGAGAAGAACCAGTGGCCGGACGTGTCTATTGTCGTCCCACTATCTTTCCGGACGTTACCGCTGGTGTCGATCCCGATCGCGCTCGAGGCGCCCCCAGAGACGGACGGTAGACCGACCACCTTCAAGACCTGGTCAAAGTTGCTCTGCACGTCGCCACTGGCACCAATCACGATCTTGGTCGAGACGCCGAGATAATCGGTCGTTTGCGCCGTCTGCGCCGCAGCCACGGTCGGCCACAACGCCAGCAGACTACAAGCTCTGGCCCATCGCAAACACGGACGCATTTCCGTCGCTCCCTTTCACCTGGAGATAGTAGTCGTGGACGCCACTGCTCGGCGTAAACGTCACCACCTCTTCGTCAGTCACGGTTGAGGTCGATGTCCCTCCGGTCGCCATTTGCGTATCGACACCCGCGACCCGCTTGACAATACGGGCCTGCACACTCGTGCCGGCATGACCGGTTCTTTGCAGCACGCGAACGGTCTGCCCCACGCCAGCGGTGCCATCCAGGCGAATCGGCAAGGCATCCGGGACGTCTTTCCAGGTCGCATTCGCGATCTGGCCCGATGCCAGGGAGCCGCCCCAATAGGCATAGGGGATCGACGTCGGGGATGTCGCACTGGTACTGCTGACGGCCGTGGCCCCGCTGGTGGCCGATCCCCCCATCAAGTTCTTGAAATACTGCTGCCAGTTCGCGCGGTACTGATTGCCCTCAACGGCCGACACATCGAAGAAGAACAGATTGCTGCCGCTGAGTCCTGCCCCGATCTTCGCGACATGCTGCATGGAGACCTTGGTGATCAGGAAATCCACACTCGACATGTCGAACTTCGACACGGTGACGTTGACGGTCATGCCAGGCACGAGACCGGCCGTCGAGGTCTTCGCGGACAAGGTCCGCGGCACACCGAGACGGCGTGCGAGTTCACCCTCGCCCAGGGATGTCGCTTGTACGTAGTCATAGACATCCGGGTAGCTGACCACGACCGCAAAGTAGTCGTAGAGCGAGATCTCGGTTGGGTCCGTGACGTTGAGCGATGATGGGAACTGCGCCGTATAGGGGACGCCGATCGTATCCGATGTGCCTGGTGGGCTACCGCTGTAGGTGATGGTGCCCGCGCCGGCATTATAGGTCCACGTGACGCCGTCGATGAGATAGTTTGTGCTATTCAGTGAGACCGTCGTCGGCGCGACCGCCACATTGTAATGCAGGGGAAATGTCGTGGACGACCCGTCGCCAAAGAACTTGTCGAGCACGACTTGCTGGCCGGATGACCCGAAATTGACCAGGATATAGTTCGAATATCCCGTCAACGTCCGCGAGACCTTCATGGAGAGGATCGAGCCGTCCGTATCCTGGAGGGCGAACGGTGCCCCAATGGTGCCCGGTCCGTAGAAACGGACATGCTTGTCGAAGTCGTACCGATAATTCCAGCCTGACACGGTGGCGAGTTGGTCAAAACACCCATTCACGGTCAGGAACGGGAAGCCCTGATCAACGAGAGTCGGCCCCGTGTCTTGCGCGGCGTCCAAGGTCACACCATGACCGATATTGGCCGCAATCGTCGTCAGCATGGATTTCAGTGTCCCTGCGGCCGTAATGCCGTTGAAGAGACTCACGTCGCCATAGGCCGCGTAGCTGACACACTGAACGGTGTACTCGTGATGACGATAATCCACCACCGGATTCTCGTCCGCAGTCCACACGATGCCGCCAAACACGCGTACGCTATCGACTTCCACCACGACGTCCAGGTTATGGATCGTGTGGTAGGACAGGAGCGCCGAGATCTTGTCCGGATCGACGGACCGCAACACGCACCGCATCACGGGCCGACTGTTAATCTCATAGTCAATGGTCAATGTCCCGAGCTGGACATACCCACGCATGTCGTCCCCGCCGATCGTAAACGTCGTGACGACCGCCATTTAATGCGCCAATCCATGGAGCCCGAGCACTTCCGGCACGAATGGCACGATCGTATAGGCGACTTCTCGGCCATCCATGTTGACGTGGACGTGAATCTCCTGTGTGCCTCCGCCACGCATCTGGTTCAACGGAATGATGGCTTCCGGTCCCGCCTCGCCCACGAGTCGCACTTGCGGACGCGTCACGATGCCCCCCGTGGCCGTCGGCGGGGCCTCAATGCGCTCGCCCCCTGGAACCTGCAACGTCTCGTAGTCGTACTTGATCGGAATCCTGATGTCGCTACGCTGGGCGATCGCGCCCATTTGGTCGATGCCGTCCTGCAGCGCGCCCGGCAGGCTGTCCTTGGACTTGCCGGTCAACACATCGATCAGTTCATGAATGGCGTCCGTCACGGGCGCGAACTGATCCGCGAGCGGCTTCCCGAATTTGATGCCGGTCAGATCCTTGAGCGCCTCGCCGTTCTCATCGATCAACTGCCCATTCGCGAGCAATTCTTCCAGGATCGGCCGCATGTTCTCTGGGACTTCGGCCCCGGCTTGCTTCGCGTCAGAGACGAACTGACTGATCTCGTCGGACATGCCGGCCAGCGAGCCGCCGATATCGACGTTGAGATCCTTCAGTGTCGAGAAGTCCTTGAAGATGTCCTGTGCGCGTGCCGAGATCTGCGCTTGCTCAAACGAGGGGCCGAGCTGCGCGAGCGAGATCCCATACTTCTGGGCGATCTCAGTCGCCTTCGCGAGGTCACCAGTGCTGGCGCTACCGATGCCGAGCAGCTTGTTCTTCGCATCATCCGAGACAAGCCCGAGTTCTACCATCCGATCAAGGATCGGCTCCAGTTCGGCCGGAATCTTGCTGCCGCTGTCCTTGGCCGCAATCAACAGGGCGTTGAAGCTATCCGCCATCTTGGTGATGACGGTATCTTTCGGCAGGTTGCCGCCGACACCGGTTAGCGCCTTGAAGTCCGACTGCAGCTGCGCGGATTGATCCGCGAAGAGTTGCTGGGGATTCTTCTGGGCATCCTGGAGTTCAGACAGCGTAATCCCATACCGCTTCATGGCGGCATCGAGGTTGTTCCATTTCGTTTGGAACTCGTCGATCACCTGATTGAACACCTTGACGCCATCAACGCCGCGGCCAATATTGGCAAAGGCTTTGTCGATATCGACGCCGACGAATTGCGCCTGCTTGCGGACGTTCTCGATCGAGCCGAAGGTCTTTTCGAGTTCGCCGCGAACCTCGCGCATCTCCTTTGAGGCGTCGCTATTGGCTTTGTGCGCGCCCCAGGCCCCAGCGATCGCGCCCACGCCAGCGCCAATGACGGTACCCCAGGGTCCGGCGAGCGATCCGACGGCTGCGCCCGTCCCGGCCCCAGCGGCGATACCGGCGGCATAGTTACCCGTCGCCCTGCCAACCTTCCACCCGACAATGCCGCCAGCCACCGGACCACCGATATATCCAACTGCGCTCGTGGTCGCCAAGCCGCTAAGAGCACCGTGGGAAGCCGCCACACCGGTACCGGTGGTGCCGGCGCCCATAATCGTCTGTGCCGCTGCGTTGGTTCCAGCTTGCGCGCCGCTACTGACCGCCGCATTCGCCACACCAGATTGCACGCCGCTGGAGAGCGCCGTTCCAATCAGGGAGGACCAGATCCCGCCACCAGCCAGCAAGGATGCGGTGATCTTTGCGATGAACATGCGCTCGAAATACGCGATGATGTCGCTGAGAATGTCGCCGAGGCCCTTCTGAATGTCGTGCCAGATGCCAAGGAAGCCATCCTTGAAGGACTCCTGCCCCGACAACATCTTGCCGATCCCATCAGTGAACGAGGTCACGACTCCGTCAAAGAGTCTGGGGATATCACTCGTGATGGTGCGCCAGAGCGTCGGCAGCTTCCCGGTCGCCGCGAGTTGCGCATCGATCATCTGGTCATACGCGGACTTGATCTGCGCCACCGTCGCTGTGCCACTAGCCGCAACAATCTGGTAGTTCTGGCTTGCCGCGATCGCGGCCTGTTGCAGTTCTGCCCTGGAGGTCAATCCGAAAGCACTAAAGGCGTCAGACGTCTTCTTGAGCGATCCCTGGAACGCATCGTCCGCGTCCTTCAGATCCTTCGGCACATTCTTCAGGCCAAAGGCCTTACCGATATCAGGTAGGGTATTCAGGTTGTGTGCGTACGCCCCGATCGTGATGTCGGTCGAGGTGAGCGTGTCCGTGAGCTTGGGAAGCTCCTTGATCACGTCCTCAAGTCCGAGCTTCATCGGTCCAAGCGTGGTATGCCAGTTGGCCGTGGCAAACGCTAGCTTCGTAAACTTGTCGTAGAGGGGACCGGACGCAGTTCCCATGGCCTGCATGGCTTGCGCCGCATCGAGAAAGAGCTTGTTGGCTTCCGCTTGTTTGGCGCCGAGATTGGTGATGGAGAGTTTGCCGTTATCGAACTCGGCCGCCGTCTTCGTGGCCTGCGCAATAGTCTTGGCCATCTCGTCGCCGAGCGACTTGATCTTGTCTTTCGGCGCGTCCAAACTGTCGCCAAGGCCAGAGAAACTCTGCTGACTTTTGCGCGCAGCCTCGGCCGACTGAGCGATTTGATCGCGGATCTTCGCGAGCGAACCAGCGGTCGTTGTGCCGAGTGCAAAACCCAGCTTGTCGAGAATGCCCGTGACGTTCTTCGACGCGTCGCCGAAGCCTTCCAGCTGCTTGCCTGCTTCGATGAATGTCTTGCCCGATTGTCCGAAATCAGGGATGACGTACTGCAGGGCCTTGCCGAACGAGACAAGACTCTCGCCCGCACCACGGGCCGATTTCAGGAGGTCATTGATCGCGAGGATCGTCGCGCCGATAATCTGCACAACTTCCGCGGCGACCTGATCGAGCGTCTCGGCGAAGTTCACGTAGGACGTGCTGGCGTTCTTCGTCGCGAAGATCCACGCATCAGCAAACTTCGTCAGCACCGCGGCGACGGTAGGCAGGAACGCCGCGCCGATCTTCAGCCGCACGCCTTCGAACGCCACCCCGATGTCATTCATGGCGTCATGCACGGCATCGCCCGCGTTCGCCATTTCCTGGGTGACGCCCCCGCCGAGATCATGGAAGCGCGCAATCAGCGACCCGATATCCTCGCGTGTCAGTTGCGAGACTTCTTTGAAGCCCTTCCCGAACAGCGCGACGCCGATGGCCTGTTGTTGTGCGGTATTTCCGACCTTGCTCAAGGCCTCGATGGTCTGGATGAACGCCTCTTCCGGGCGTGCATTCTTGATCTCGGTAAATGACAGGCCGAGCTGCTTGATCGCCTTTTGGGAAACCTCACTGCCCTTGCCCAGGTTGACCGACATCTTGAACACGGCGTCGGTGATGCTCTCCAACGACGTACCGGTCTGCTCGCCCACGTACTTGAACGAACTCAGGGCGTCCACGCCGATCTTCGTCTTGTTGGAGAGCGTGAGCATCTGGTCGCCGGCATCGGCAGCATGCTCCACCATCCCAATAAGGCTCGAGACGGCTGTCCCGCCGATCGCCACCAAGCCCACGGCGGCCGCCGCCACGCCGGCAATCGCGATCCCCACTGGACCAAGGATGGAGGCCGACGATCCAAGTCCGGTGAACTTGCCGGCCAGTCCTTCAATCGCTGCGCCAGCTGGGCCTGCTTGCCCGCCGAGATCCTTCAGACCGCCGATCGCCTTCTCGACATGCCCCACATCGTTGAGGGCCTTCAGTTCGGTGGAAATCTTCTGCAGGCTCGGCGGGATGTCGGCACCCTGGCGCTTGAGCGCATCCATCGCCCCAGACAGCTGCGACTGCAGTTTCAACGCATCCCCAGATGCGAGCTTGCTGGCGCCACCGATCGCCTCGACCGCTTTCGACGCCTGCACCGCATCGGAGATGAGCTTGTCACCGCGAAACGAGGTCGCCAGCTTCCCTATCTCTAACGAGGCTCTACTAGCGGACTTTTCGAACGTCTGGAAATGCACGTCCGCGCCCGCCACAGCTTTCTGCAGTGCGGAGAAGTCGGCGTCGAAACGTGCATTCAGAGACGTGGCCATGGCGATCTACGCGCTACTGATCGTGGTCGTCGTGCTCCCGGCGGCGGTGGTATTCATCCGCCGCGCCTCATCGTTCAAATAGCTGGTCAGATTGCGAAACGTGCTCAGCGGCAACGACGCCACATCCCAGTACGTCCATCGCCACTTCAGGCGGCTGCAGACGTCGAAGATGTGGTCGTCTCGGTCGTCGCCGCCTGCGACTTTTTTCCTTCCAGGTATGCCTCTTCGTGCTTGTCGATCGCGGCCGTGATCTCTTCCCAGCTATCGCGATCCAACGCGCGGAGCTGTGACAGCCGCGCCTTCTGATCGTCGTGGAGTTTCACCGGCCCATCTGCGTTCCAGAGGGACCAGGACACCAGATAGACGACGGCCTTGGCGAAGGGTGTCAACTGATAGTCGTGCTGTAGCTTGTTACGGCCCTGTTCGTCCATGCCGACGGATCGCAAGGCCAACAGCGAGACATCTTTCTCCTCGCCGATGTTCAGTTCTTTCTTGATCTCGATCCAGTCGCCGTCAGAGAGCGGGAGCCGCACCACATCGGGCTGCGGGAAACGATTCCTTGCCACAACACACGTCCTTCTAGATGTGGCTCCGAGCACCATACCCGGAGCGTGATCTATTCCACGATCGGATCACCCGTGACCCGGTACTGAGTGTCATTGAGTCGTTCGGCCGAGCGCCACACCCACAGACGCTGGCCGACTTGCAACTTCAGCGATTGCGGATACTGGTCGAACCAGAACCCATCGGGCTCCAGCGCCGAGACCGAGATGATGGACGACGCCGACCCGCGCTCCACGTTGAGCGTCCAGGCTCCGAACCGCGCCGCGACGTGGTAGCCGTGACGCAGTTCCCCGGACATACCCTTGGCCGCGAGCGACGGCGTGACCATCAACTCAGACATGCGCTAGATCCCGTACACCCCGACGTTGCCGTTCGCGACCCACGATCCGCTGATCTCGACCGCGCCACCGACGGTGACGTTCATCTTGAAGTCCACCCAGGCCGGCCCGTAGACGTACGAGTTCGGCTTGTTGGTGATGTCGGGATAGAGATACAGCTTCACGCCGTCCGTCGAACGGCTCGCCGTATAGAGCGTGGTTTCGGTGTCTTCCCAGAATCCCGAGAAGTCGCCGGAAGCATCCGGCAGGCCAACGACGTTGACCTTGTTCGCATCGCGGAACGACGTGACATTGATCTTGTCGGTCGTGAAATTGACCGACCACGCCGCCTGCGTGATCGAGATCGCCGCCGTCGATCCGCTCGTGCTCATGTAGACGGCGCCGTAGCGCCCTGCATGCCTAGACATCGTTCACTCGCTTTTGTCCGCTCGACGCAGACATAGGACGAGGTGGCCGCAGGGCGTGCTCGTCTTCATGAGAATGGGACATAACCCCAGGTTGGGCGTCACGCCACTGCAGTACTTCCTTACCAAGCGCGATCAGATGCCGGCCGATCGCCCCTACGAGCCGATGCGTTGATGGCGTCATGCCGCCGCCTCCTGATGCTGGTAGCGCCGGAGGTCTGTCATCATCTGCATCCCACGGGTAAACCACGTATGCCCGCGTCCGCGCAGTTGCGCGAGATCCGCGCATCGCCGGCGCCACACGTCGTCCGCGAGCGCGCGTCGGATCACCGCTTCACATTCGGCTGGCGTCGAGAACGTTGGCACGGCATCCCCGAAGATCTCCGCGACTTCCGCCCGTGGTTCACTGATCTGGAAACAGCCCACGGCCGACAATTCGTAGGCGCGCGGATTCATCGATTCCGCCCCCGAGATCCGTTCTTTCCCAGTCCACCCCTTCGTATTGCGATAGAGGTTGAGGCCCACCTTCGCGTGGCGATAGAGCGCGGCCGTGGTCTCGTTCTCCTGGATGCCGCCGCGCACGTACTGCCGCAGCGGACTCTTACGGGGCAGCTTCTTCCAGTGGCCGTAGAGCCCGAGATCGATCCCGGTCCAGTCGATCGACTCCAGGAACTGAATCCGTTCCTTGAACGCGGACCCCACGAACACGACGTCGTGCCGGGGGATCGCGCTCAGGTCTTTCGGGATGACATCGTGAACCCCGGGCAACCACGCATGCGGCAGGTAGCGGATCGCCTGATTCGCACTACGGAGTCGCTCGACCACGCTACGTTCGTTCGTCCATACCACATGCGCTTGTTCGGCCCATCGCGCTTCGTGGTCCGTGTCGTAGGGCGATTCGGTCAGCAGCAGCGCAATCGGGATCCGGCTATATCGCCGCCACGCCTTCAACACGGGAAGCGGGATAAACATGCCCGAGACGAACAGCACGAAGTCGGCCTCGTTCAACTGCGCGATCATCTGTGCTTCGCTAATCGCATTGAGCTGCACATGGAGAAACGGCGGTTTCTCGATCGCGGGATTGTCTTTCCGCTTCCGCTTCCACATCAGGTTCAGCACGTGCTTGAACGCGCCGAGTCGCTCGTCATACGCATAGGTGCCGACCTCGGCGCCGGCCGCACGCAGCCCTGCGACGACGCCATTGTCGACGTCCTTCAGGCTGAACGATGCCCCACCACTTACGACAAAAACTCGGGTAGGCTTCAATGCGCTAACTCCTCGCGCATGACCTGTCTAACAATCACCGGTTGCCAGCCTTCCACGATCGACGTCGAACTGACCCAAGGCGTGTAGGGCAAGGTCACCATCGTGATGCCGTGATCGCGCAAGAACTCCGGCGTCAGTCCCATCTGCCGCATCAACGGTTCGCCCACCCAGTCGCTGCCATGCACGATGCAGTCAACGCCCGCATGCACGATGGCCGGCTTCGAGTCCTCGTCGCCGACGTTGAGGACCACGTGATCCACTAACCGACAGGCACTCAGCACCGCGATCCGATCGGCCAGACACATCACCGGCTTGCGCTTGTAGCGTTCGGCAAATTCGTCCGTGTTCACCCCGACGACGATCTCCTTCGCGATCCGCCGCGCCCGCGCCATAAGGGCCAGATGGCCGCGATGGAAGAGATCGAATGTGCCACCGAGATACGCCCGTGCGAACGGTTCGGTCCGGCCGTACTGCTCGAGCAGATCGCGATCGGGCACGTTCATGCCAACTCCGCTCGGTAGTAGCGATGCGTCACGCCATCCGGCGAGGTTCGGTCATACGTCGCCATGACCACATAGCCCGCATGACGCAGGTCCGACTCGAACATCACCGGACGTGCTGTCCAGAGCGCCACGGTGCCACGACCATCCCCAGGGATGATGTCCACCAGCAACTGACGCGATCGGGTCTTGAACTCGGCCAGATACGCCACATGGTCCGCACGGTTGATGTGCGTGAAGACCGAAAAGCAACAGATCGTGTCGAAGGGACCTTCCGGCAGATCACACGGCTCGTCGAAACTGCGCGCATGCACGCCCTGCGCATGGCAGTAGGCGACCGCATCAGCCGCGATATCCACGCCGAGATAGCCCTGACAGAGCGGGGCCAGACGACCTGTGCCGCACCCAACATCGAGCACATCGCCGAGTGGCAGATCCACTCCTAAGCCACGGCAGGCATCGATCAGGTCTGAGCAGTCCATGACAGACGCGGCTCCCGTCATCATCGGCACGTTCGCCACGCCCTTGTTCCAGTAGGCGCGATCGCGGGTGACCTGCGAGATAGGCGCTTCAATTCTTGGCATACAAGACCCCCGGCGCCTTCCCATGCCGAATGCCCGCCGCGACCAGGGCCTGCACCCATTCACCATCAGCCGTCTGATGCCCACCGGTCCACGGCACCTGTTTCATCGCCTCGCGCGTCACGAGAAAGCCGCCCACGTCGATGTGTCCGACCACCGGCTGCGCGCACCACGGCACGTAGCCCATGATGTCGAACAGCCAATCGCAGTAGACGAGCCCCAGCTTGTCGCGCTTCAGTGTCCCGGCCATGCGCTCGAGATACGTGGGCACGTAGTAGGCGTCATCGTTGGGGAAGCCCAAGACCGCGCCCTTGCTCATCTCAGCGCCGAGTCGCTTGACCGTCTGGCCCCAGTCGTTGAACCGATCGCAGGGGACGTGCTGGATTCGGTCGTCATCGATCGCCGCCACCACATCGAAGTTCACGCGATCGGGTGATTCGTCCATCACCAGGCATTGCCAGTCCTGATGCGTCTGGACCCGCAGGCAATGGAGCAAGACCGGCAGGAAGTGTGGACGATTGAACGCCGCGCAGATCAGCGAGACGGTCATGCACGCCTCGCCATCCGCAGGCCTTGCACGACGCCGCGAATGACGCTCCATGCCAGACCGAATGCGACCAACATCGCCGCTGTCCCGACAAGGTCAAGCGACGAGTAACACACCCCAGAGATCCATGCTTTCAGCGATAGACCAAGTAGCACTCCGGCGGCGGCGAATGCACTCCCGGGCAGATCAGACGCTCGGCCTGTCCGCTTATCTGGCGGAGAAGAATTTGGAGAGAATGGTGTGACCATCTGGTGTGACCATTTATGTGGTGGGCTGCGCCCACAATTCGTAAACACCACCGCACTGCTGTATGCGCTGATCGCCGTCTTCAATCACGCTGCGGTACCGTCGGCGTCGAATGCATTTCAGCAAGGTGTAGCCCGTGATCGTCAGCGTCGGATCCTGCAGTAATGCGTGGATCCGGTCGTACGCGGTCATGACGCCACTGGAGGACGGACTGTCGTCCATCGCCTCGATCGCATACTGCGTGGCCTGATACGCCGTGCCACGAAAGATCTGCTCGTCCACGTCTTCAGCCAGCGTAATCACGACGTAGGGCACCGCCGCATCCTGTGGCGCCAACTCCCACCACACGCCGCCCGGGGCTGCGGTCGTCAATGCCGCATCAGCGGATAACCGACTGACGAGGGCCTGATCGATCGCGCTCTGGCTCATACGCCTGCACTGGACTCAAACGTCGCACCCGTCTGCCGCTCGACCATCGCTTCCAACCGCGAGACCATGATGGCGCGGTAGCGCACGGCTAACGGGATGAAGATGTCGGCTGCCGGCATCACACCGCGATTCGCCCCGTTCCGTCGCAAATACCGCTGGACCGTGCCCTCTTCGAAGATGAACGCGATGTTGCTCTGACTCTTCACCCGCCACGAGAGTGACCCGGTCTGTACCAGCTTCACGCCTCGCAGAAGGTTGCCGGTCTCGCCTTCGGGATACTCGGCTTTCAACGTGCGGAAGACCGACTCACTCACCTCGGCGATGATCGGCTCGGCCTCTCGGATCAACAGCGCGGGCATCTCCTGGATCGCCCGACGAATCTCGTTGAGGCCTTCGATCTTGACGCCCGCCATCAGACCTTCTCTTCACACGCCAACGTCAGTTGCACGTTCCGCTCGTAGCGGTTCGCAATGCCGCGAATCCAGAAGATCCGAGTGCCGAACACCACACGGCCCGTGACCAACACGCCGGCCACATACCGCACCGTGACGAGGTGCGAAACCTTGGCTTCTACCTGTCGCCCAACACGGCGTTCCACATTCGAGGCCGTCGCAGGTTCGATCGCCGCCCACCAACCGTTCGGCGTGAGGTCGGTCCACGTTTCCGTGAACCCGCCTTTCCCGTCCGGCACTCGTGGGCCTGGCACCTGAATCGTGACGCGCTTGTCCAGCCCGCCTGCATCAATTCCGATGTCCATCAGCTACACACCGGAAACGTCCGATACGGCCCAAGCAGGGCATCAACCGCCTGCGGCAGCGTCGAGACGCTCGCTGGCGAGATCACCACCGATTCCCGGTTGCGATACCAGTGCGCGATCAGCAGTAACTGCGCCTGAACGATCGGCAGCGGCACCTTCGTGGCGTCCCCGTAACCGGCGGTAAACCGCACCGTCACATTGCCCGACTCACAGCGCGCGATCGGCCAGTAGGTCGCATACGCCTGCTCGATCTTGGCCAGCGGCGCGGCCGGATTCACCGCCGAGCCCACCGCGCCGATCACCTTGTAGTTCGAGGTCGGCACGGTCTGCGTGACACCAGCGGTGTCCACGTACTTGACCGAGACCACCGACTGTAACGGCGGCTTCGGCAGATCGATACAGCACGAAAAGCCGTCAAGGATCAGATCCCACGTAGCCGTGATCAACTGCCGTCCCGTGATCTCTTCGACCAACTGCCTAGCGGCCGTGATATAGCCCTCGATCAGGGCGTCGTCGTCCCCGAGATCCACCCGGCACTGCTGCTTCGCTGTGGCTAGATCGATCGGCTCCGACGTCGGCGGTGTCACCAGGCTGAGCATCGGTGTCCTCGGTCTCCAGTCGCTCGGCCGTGCCCGCCTGTAAGGCGCCGATCACCGCCATCGGTGCGAAGTCTCGAACCTGCCCCGCATAGGGGCCGACCAGCACGCGTAGCAACATGGAAGATCCTGACTAGGCCGCCGTCACAACAGCGCCGTCGTCGATCGGCAGATAGATCAACTTCCACTTCACCGACCCGGTATTGCTGGCCGCGCAGTTCAGGTCGATCGTCCCGATCGGCACGACCACCGGGCGATCCGGAAGGACCGTCGCACCCGCGTTGGCGCCGACCATCGCATCAGCGAACGTGCCGGTGATGCCGAACAACGTGCCGACTTCCTTCGCCGTGATACTGAGGACCGCGCACAGATCCACGTCCGTGCCGGTCGTCGGATTTGAGACGATCTTCGTGTTGTTTGCCTGCGTCTGAATGACCGTTGTCACTTCACCGATGATCCCGAGCACGGCGATGCGCCCACCGGCCACCGTGAAGAGCGCCGACTGCGTGGTCTGCGGCAGGGCCGCGGTCGCGCGATCGACCGAGAATCCGAGTCGAATCTGTGAGAAGGCCGCCTGATTGACGGCCCCTGGAATCGCTGCCATGTCGTCTCCTTCAGGGCCTAATCAGTGATCGTCGTCGGCGGGTTGCTCTGCGGGAAACGCGTCTCCAGGAAGTACTGGATCGACGTGAGATTCGCCGCGTTCGAGGCACCCGTCTTGATCGTGATGCAGTCGAAGCCGTTGTTGGTGTCGAGCTGCGCCGGGTCGATCTGGAAGATGACCTGCTTGTGCTTCAGCGCCGCCGACGTGGTGTAGTTCACGGCGTCCGTCGCCCGCGTGAAAGTGTCCGCGGTCGCGGCATCTTCATTCGCCCAGATGGGCACGGCGTTGGCCAGCACCTTCTCCGAGGTGCCGGCAACGGCGGTCGCCTGATACGGCGTGAGTGCGACCGTGGCCGCGTTGCCCTGGTCCATGTAGACCACGATCCAGGCGCGGATGACGTTCTTCAGACTGACGTACTTGGCGGTACGCCCAGCGGCGTCGGTCGCCGGTGGGGCGCCCTCGACAATCTTGTAATGCTGCGGCAGCGTGATTGGCATATGCGTTGTCCTTCAGATCGTCCGCACGTTATCGCGCGGCGAGCGCCACGAACGGCGACGTGGTTGACGATCCGCTCTTGGGCGTCAGCGGGGCGTTCCATTCCGGCTGGCCATCCACGCGGTAGACGAAGCGGAAGACCGACTCGTCGTAGAGGAACCGGACGTGCATCGACACGGCGGACTGCACATCGCCCTTGTCGATCAGCAGATACTGCGTCGGATCGACCAGCATGATGTCGCCAACCGAGCCGAGCGCGGCGCCGTATTCGTGGACGACGATGGGACGCCCGAACAGGGTCGAGAACGGCGCCGCCGATGCCCCACCGGCGGGCAGGAACACGGGCGCACCACCCGCGCCGACCTGCAGCGACATGGTGTAGAGCGCGGCCTCGGCGGACGGATCCACCAGCCAGATCGCATTGGCACGCGAGGGCGCGTAGAGCCGCGCCCACATGTTGATGATGTTGGTGTAGCTGATCGTCGCCGCGGCCTGGCCCGCATCCTTGGCCACGGTGATCGTGGCGCCCGAGTTCAGGAACCCCAACGGCATACCGGCACCGGTGCCGTTGATGATCGAATCCTCGACGCGGAACTTGAGTTCCTGCGGCAGCTGCCGCTCCACCCAGGCCTGCAACGCCGCGGCGTCGGCCATGAGTTCGTCGGTGGTGTAGACCAGCGCCGCGATCTTGTTCAGCCGGAGCTTCATCTCGCGGAACTTCGGCTGGCTGGGCGTCTTCAGACCCGCTTCAGCGGTCCAGTACGACAAGATGCCGCCGAACCGAGACCCGTTGGCGCGGCTCGTTTCGTCGATCGCCGGCAGCGTGATGCCGTTCGAATTGGCGCTGATGGGGATCTTCGAGACGCGACCGAGCAGGTCACCGACGGCGTAGGTGCGCTCGAGGAGCGTGGACGCGCGATCGGTGCCGACCAGGAAGCCGCCATCCGAGCCGACGCTCTCATTCAGCCCGGTCGGACCAGCCATGAGGCGCTGGTCACGATGCCCGTGCGGCTTCGCGGCGTTGGCGACGGCCTGGAGCATCTCACCGAAGCTGCCGAACTTGTCGGCGGCCTTGGGCTCCTCGACGCCCTTGCGGTCGTCGGCCTGCTGCTTGGTGTCTTCGTTGCCGTTGGGAACGACGGGGGCCTTGGTGCGCTCCCATTCCTGCGCGTCAAGCTCCATCTTCAGCTCGGCTTCTACCTCGCTGCGTTCGGTCTTGATCGCTTCGAACCGAGTCTTCTGCTCGGCCGTCATCCGCTTGTTGTCGTTCTTGTCTGCCGCAGACAGGAGCGCGCGCGCTTCCGTCTGAAGTGCGGCCTGCTGGTCCTGCAACGCCTTGAGGCGAGACGCCATCGCATGTCTCCTGATGGCACCCACAACGCAAAAAGGCGCGCGAATCTGCTTGGCGCATGATTCGTCGCCTTCATCGGAAGGATCGGAGTCAATGCGTCAGGCAAACTCGCGCGCCTCGTTGGAGTGCGCGAATGTCTGCTTGCGTCAGTGCCGGACTACATCACTCAATGGAGGACGGAGGCGGCGAGACGAAAACCCAGTGCAGGCTCTAGTGTGCTGGACCTTTTTCAGGATGGCTGACGAAACTCCCTACGTGCGACGGAACAGGACGCGTTCTCGGTAGTCCGCCACGTATTCGTTCACCGCCTCACGAATCACTTTCGCGGCAGGGACTCGGTTGTCACGCGCCACGCGATTCAGATCGGCGCGCTCGGATGGCGTCAGACGCACCGAAATGCGCGAGCTGGCCGGTTCATCGACCCGTGCAGGTCTCGGCATCGGACTGCTCCCATTCGCTGAGATAGGCTGAGGCGAGGTCGTCGTACCCATCATCTGCCGCAACATCGACTGGTGCGGGCGGTGCCGGCTCCTGCTGCGGTTCCGGCTCTGGCTCTGGATCTTTCTCCATTGAGAGGCGCATCGGTTCGTCCTCGGCCTTCTTAGCGCCAGGCGCCTTCCACTTCCCGCTCGCGACCCGATCTAGCGTGTCGCTGAACGTCCCGATCCGATCGACCATGCCGGCCGCGAGGGCATCCGGCGCCGTCAGCATGCGACCCTGGCCGAATCCGGCCCTGACGTCCTTGACGGACACGCCACGGCCTTTTGCCACGTCCGCGAGAAAGCCGCCGTAATAGTGATCGACCGTCGCCTGAAGCGCCGCCGCGGCTTCATCGCTCAGCGGTTCGTAGGGATTCCCCTCGGTCTTGTACTTCCCCTGCGAAATAAACGTAACCTTGATCCCCTGATCTTCCAGGGCTTGGCTCATGTCCACATGCATCATGAACACGCCGATGCTGCCGGCTTCACCCGATGGCGTGATAGAGAACTCAGTCCCCTGCGCGCCGATGTAATAGGCCGCGCTCGCCGCCATCGGATCCGCGATCGTGATCACCGGCTTGGACGCCCGCACCGCCCGCATCTGCTGCGCCAGCTCCATCAGCCCATAGACCGAGCCGCCCGGCGAATCGATCGGCATGAGGATCGCGGTGACGTTCGGATCCGCCGCGGCTCGTTTCAACTGGCCGGCAATGGACGACACCGAGGCCCCGCCGAACATCTCACTGAACCAATCCGCGCGATACGACACCGGCCCGATCACGGGGATGACCGCCACGGAGGAGACTGGCTGCTGCTGCGCCGCCATGACGGCCGCCTCCGGACTCGGCTGGTCCGGCAAGGTCTCTCGAATCGCCTCCCTCGGTGCGCCGTCGAGGAACAGGCGTGTCGCGGCCTCGAGGAACGGCTTCCAACTCGGCGGGAGAGCCCAGCAGCTATCAGGCTGCGTCAGCGTTCTCGGTGCATGCATCGTCGTACTCCTGCAAGGCCAACGTGACGAGCGCGTCACGGTGGACCTGCGTGTGCTCCGTCCAGGGATAGCTTTTGGCGAGCCGCTCGGCACAATAGGCCGCGGCAACTAGCGTCGGCAGGGCCAGCGCTTCCGCCACGAACGTCGCGTGCTCAGCGTAGAAGGCCTCCGCCCACGCCTGATAGGCTTTGGGCTCCTTCGCGTATTTCTGCTGCGCCTTCGAGACGGCGCCAGCTTCGCGACGTAACACCCGGTCCACGGCCGCACGGGCCAATGAGGCGCCGCGCTGCTGCTTAGATGGCGGCTGCTGGGTCACCTGCTCCTGTCCCGCCGGCGGCGGATTGCCGGTGCCCATGTTCAATGGAACAAGCGGTTCGTCCAGCCCGTCGAGCGGGTTCAAGTTCTCTTTGATGCGGGCTTCGTTCCGCGTCATCCAGCCGTTCGTGATGGCCGAGGCGTAGAAGTCTTTCCGCGCTGTCGAGTCCCCGCGCATCAGCGCGTCCATCAAGAACTCGGCGAAATAGGTATCATCCGCCACGATCAGATCGCGGGAGATGGCCTGCTCGATCCGCACCGCCCAGGGTCGTAGCGTGTGGATCACCAACTCGATGTCGAAGGCCTCCACGCTGGCGTAGGTCTGAGCTTGCTTGTTCGAGCGCAGGAGATGGACCGGGACGTTGAACCAGCGCGCCACTTCCTCGATCCCGAACTCCATCGTCTCGATTAATTGGGTATCTTGGACGTTGAACCCGATGTTCTGCCATTTCATGCCCTCTTCGAGGACCATGATGCCGTGCGGGTTCGCCATCTGCGACTCAATCGACTGCTTCAGGTTGACCGCGGCATTCCCCTTCAGTTCCTTGGGATGCTCCACGATGCCGGCCACCGTGGCCCCCTTGCGGAAGAACGAGGCGCCATAGTCACTGGCGGCTTTCGACAGCCCGAATGAGTCGATCGCATGGTCGGCGAGGATCAAGCCCGTGATGCCGTCACTCGTCAGCCCGCGGATGTGGAAGACCTCGTCCTGGGTCAACACCACCGGAGGCTGACCGGGTGGCGTCCAGGTATACCGGAGCCGAAGGCCTCGCGGTGTCTCGATCGATTCCACCTTCATCCGATCGGGATGCCTCGGCAGTAGCTGATCGACTGCGCCTCGAGCGCCAGGAATGATCTGCGCGTAGGCGTTCCCGCGCAGCACGACGTGGCCCATCATCATTTCCCAGAACTCGATCGCCGTCTGCCAGGAGTTCGGGTACCGTTTCAGGAGCGTATAGAGCGGATGCGTCTTCGCGCGTTCCTTGCCGCCGTTGTCCAGCTGTTTGTAGACGATGCAGGGGAGTGCCGCGATACCCTCAACGAGGATCCGCACGGCCGCCCACACCGCCGACAACCGCAAGGCCGCATCGGCGCTCATGCGTACGCCACTGGTGGATACGCTGAAGCGCCCGTCCAGTGTGCCGTCGTACCAGACGTCCGCATCGTCCGGTGGGCGTTGACGCGGGGCTTCGGCCTGCGTACGGATGCGGGTGAACAGGCCCACTAGCGCGTCACCTCACGAGAAGGCGGCCGGGGCCCAGGCCACGTCGCAGAGATGAACAGCAAGCCACCAGGCACGATAAGTCCCAGCGAGGGCGTGACCCACCAGCAGCCAATGCCGATCATGACGAGGGCCAGGATGATGACGCAGTCCTGCAAGTCGATGACAGATCCACACGCCGCCCAGTAAGCGGCCATCGCGGACCGCAGGGCGCGTACGATGGTCATGAGGGATGTAGAGAACGAACGTTCCAGGCTCTAGTGTGGCAGGAATTAGACGGTCAGGATAGCCGCAAGCGGTTGAATGTCCTGAATGTCCTGTTTCACGTGAAACTATGCCGCGATGTTCAGGAGTTTGAAGACGTACCGCTTCGCCTCTACCCATTCAATTCGACGATGCGCGCGTTGACTGCGGCGAGTGGCCTTTAAGTGTCCGCACTCGACATCGCGCTGAATCGTGCGCAGAGAGAGACCGGTGAGCCTTGCGATGTCGCCAGTCGTGATCGCCGGCCCTTCTTCACAGGTAAGGTCGATCGTGCGATGTCGTTTTCTGGCCATCATCACTCCTACAATGTGAGAATTCCGCGGCGTTCATAGACAGAACCACCATCGTCTGTCTTGACAAGCCACCGATCGATCGCGATGACGAGTGCCATGATTCCGTCGATCTTCTCGCCGGACTCGTCCTTGTCTAAGCGGAGCTGACCATCTCTTCCGTGTCGAGCTTCGGCGTTGCCGGCCATCCAGGACAAGATGCCGTCGCCGCCATGACATAGCCGCGCATCGGTTACCAGTTCAAGCAGGCGACGAATCGCCGCGGTGAAATAGAACCCCTGCGGCGTATCCGTCATCTTGATCCCGGCGCCCTGGAGGTTCTGCGCCATCTGCTCGGCGAATCGCTTGTCATAGCCCACCTCGCGCACGCCCCACTCGCGACAGTCGTCTTCGATCGCCTGTTGCACAAGCCCATACTCGGTCGTGTTGCCTTCCGTGACCTCAAGCAGGCCGTTCCGGCGCCAGACGTCATACGGTCGGTTGGGATACCGCTCGAGCGCTAGCTTCGGCACCCAGAAGCGCGGACGCACCGCCAGGCGCCCATCCTCAAGCTCCCAGATACGCACCCACGCGGAGAAGTCGTCGCTCTGCCCGAGGTCGATCCCGCCGTAGCAGGGCCGGCCGCGAAGCTGTGCGTCAGGAATCGCCTCGCTACAGGCCGCCCATTCCGTCGTGGGAATCAGACGCACGTTCTGCGCCGTCCACACACAGAAGTTCAAGCGCAGCACCGTGTTCATCTCTGCGGGCTTGTTCGTCGCGTTCTGGACCTGCCGAGCGAGGTACTCCTCGGTCACCGAGACGCCGAGCAGGGGATTAGTCTTGATCCAGCAGGATCGATCCGTCAGCGGGTTGTCGCCCTCATCCAAGTTGCAGATGTAGACGAACAGCCGATCATCTTCGACCTGCCCCTCCAGCACGAGCCGACCGTGCTCGTGATGCTGCCAACAGATGGTCGTGCGATCGAAACCGCTGTTGGTGATCTCGCCAAAGAACGGCTGCGGGCGCCGCTTCGCGCCGGCTTGGATCTTGAGAATGATCTCGCCGGTCTGATGCTCATGGACCTCATCGATCAAGCCCATGTGCGGGCGCGGTCCGGAACGCGTGCCCTCATCGCGTGAGAACGGTCTGAAAAACGAATCCGTCTCGGGATCGGCGATGTTGTTGACCGTCCGCCGCAGCCTCGCCCGCAGTTCCGGCGAACAATCGACAATGCGCTCGGCATCGCGGAACAGAATTTTCGCCTGGTCTTTTGTGACAGCTGCTGCGTATATTTCCGCGGCTTGTTCCTCATCCTCGGTCATCCCGTAGAGGCCGAATCCCGCGAACAAGGGCGTCTTTCCATTGCCCTTGCCCATCTCGATGTAGCCCTCACGGAATTTCCGCCAGCGATCCTCGCCCTTCCAGCCAAAGATGTTGCCAGCAATGAAATCTTGGGCCGGCTGCAGCAAGAACGGCAGGTGATCGCCGTCCTCGTCCTTCATGTCGGGCAGACGTAGCGTCGTTTCGAAGTATCCGATGATGAAGTCGGCCGCGCCCTCGTCGAACCACCAACCGCGAGGATGTTTCGACTTGCCGTACGCCAGCTCGCGATCGCGCAGATGCCGCTGACACGCCAGCCGCACGAGTGGACCAGCGACGATCCGTTCGCCCGCGGCGTCATCACCGAGCACACGACGAGCGTACAGGTCCGTCCGATGCCCGAATGGCGACCACTCAGACCGCCCGGAGCGAGCGCTGCGCCGAGCGCGCGGCTCTGAGCTTCTCGAGCGGGGTCGGTTCCTTCTTTGTGCCGTCGCTGTTGCCACCCTTGGCCCTCGATCGTGATGTCTGCGTGATCCCCAGCTCGGCGCACGCCTTCCGGTATGCGTCCCACGCCAGCCGCGCCTGCTGATGTGCGGGATGCGGCTTCTCCTCGGTCGCCGTATTGCCGTCCGGCAGCGGTTTCTCGACTTCCTTCATCAACGCCGTGTCATCCGACAGCCGTTGCCACCGCACCGCCATCGCGTAGAGGTTCGCGGCGTTCTCTATCTGCTGCCCATCCGACTTGTGGAGGCGATCTTCCTCACGCAGGATGCCCGCGATGATGTCCCACTGCGCCGACGCGAGCTCTGAGAGGTGCCCAGGCTTCACTGGCTCCCCAGAAACAGGCGTCGGCTGCTTGTGGTGGTAGGGCCTCGACTTACTGCCGTCCACCACGCGCTGCGCCTCCGTCTTTGGTCGTCTACCCATGGTAATTTCCCACTAACCGAATGTCCGTTTCGGCCCGTTGCGAACTTGGG